TTTTTTTTGCTCATATATTATAACTGTGTATTTAAAGGTCATTTGTTTTTAATATTTAGGAGGAAAAAGAAATGACAAAAACAATTGAAAAGAAATTTAAAATCGATGATTTATTTGTTGGGAAATATGAAATGTCTAGCATTCTAGATTTTCCTGAAGATCATGTATATGATGAACTTGTACCAATAGTTGGAGTATTGGTTGGTAGATTATTAGAAATCTACTCATTACAAGAAGTACAAGTATTTTTAGATATGCTGAATAATACGTATGATAAATCATTCAAAGTTATTTATGATCCGTCTACTAATATTACAAGCTTCTATGATTCACATGAACACCCAACTTATAATATGGAAATTATTATAAAATTGATTGTAAAAAATATTTATAGATATTTTGGAATAAAGTCTAATCCTTTAGATGAATCATATATAGTTGATAAATATCTACGAAAAGATATCAAAGAGTTTGATGTTAAAAATACTGGATTATACGATACGGTGCAAAAAGTATTAGATTTTGATTTCTTCTATTATTATAATAATTTAAAAGTATTATATAATATAGAAGGAGAACCTAAACCTGTAGTATTTGATCAATATTATAAACACGTTATAAATAAGATCGATTTATTGACTCAATTTGTTAAGAAGATGAATCCTGGGATTGATTATAGAAGAATATATCAATCTTCTAGAGATTTAGGATCTTATGTATTAGAATTACGTAGTGTATTAGTTAAGAATATTAGATTTAAAATGGCCAAAGAAGGACTTGACAATACAGAGTTTAAAAATGACTATGTAGAAAATATGATGAGAGCAACTGAATCAATCCTATTTATGATGCAAACTGATATTAGTGATAATGATAATGAATTAGTATCATATGAAAATGAAGAATTTAAACAGACTCTAGAAAAATATACAGACATCTTATCTAAGTTATATGGTACTGATTTTAGAAAAAAGTGTACACTCTTTTCATTATTTGAGGATGAGGCATTGATGCAGGCTAGGTATGTAACAGGTGAACTAAGACTAGCGGCTTTAGATCTTTGTATTAAAAAATTTGATGAAATGCAATCTAAGTAGTTGATTTATTATATAGGGAGGCAGTTTATTCTGCATCCCTATATGGTTTATTTTTTTTTACTCATATATTATTATCATGATAGTAGACCATAGTTGCTACTATATTGGTCATTCTTAATATATGGAGGAAAAAGAAATGACAGACATCAAAGAAAAAATTATTAATTGTGAATTATTTACTGGTGAGCTAGCATTAGCTAAGACATTCGAGATTGATTCATCTCGACTCAATGAATCTACATTCGTTGATGAAAAGTTAAAAATCCTAAGCGATGTATTACGATATATTGGATATGAATATGGATCGTATAAGTGTGGTAATTTTGTTGAAAGATTGAATAGAACTTATCATGATCTATTTAAAATAACTTTCAATGATAATTTTGAAGTTGTGTTTAAAGAAACAAAATTTGGAAAGATAAATTTGGATTTATGTCTGAGAATTATATTCAAAAATTTATACCAAAATTTCAAATTAAGCCATCATGGTGAATTTGATATAGAAAATTGTATTATTCACGATGCATTATATTCTACTGCTAAAAGTATTAATAAATCTAAAGCTGAGTTTGTAATAAATATAATCATTAGAATATTTAATATGGAATTCTTTAATTCTTATTATGATGATTTATTTAATACAACTGGTAAATCCTTACCATTTGATACTAGATTTAAACAAATAGCATTGGAGTTATCATTGGTTGGTGATTTTATAAAAGAAATTAATAGCAACTTCCATGATACTGTTATTTATAGTAATTGTAATAATCTTGGTGAATATACTCTTAAATTAAGAGATGAGTTAATAGATATTATTAAGCTTAAAACAAATCAAAAAACTATTAATAATAGAAATATTAAACTGTCTGCGGATGTTGCATATTCTATAATTAATTTAATGGAATATGAACTCAATACCATAAACGTTTCTATGACTTATGACTCTTATGTAAAAAATATTATAGATAAAAATATAAAACTGTTAAATGAATTTTGTAATAGAGATATACGTAAAGACAGCATTCAACTTAATATGTTATTGAATGGTGAGGAAGTCAATATAAATGATTTCATTAAAGATCTTAGACTAACAGTTGATAAATATTTATTTAGTTAATTTATAGGAGGCAGAATAAATCTGCCTCTTTTTTTTTATTTTTTTTTCATTCATATATTATCATCGTGATAGTAGCACAGTTGCTATTATGTAGTCATTTTTTAATATACGGAGGAAAAAGAAATGACAGACATCAGAGAAAAAATTTTAACCAATTCATTATTTACTGGCGAGCTTAAACTTGCCAAAACATTTGAGATCGATTCAACTAGACTCAATGAATCTAAATTTATTAATGAAAAGAATAAGATTATGACTGATGTAATGCATTATATTGGATATGAATATGGTATGTCTAAGTGTGATGTATTTATTGAAAGAATGAATAATGCTTATTTTAATTTATTTAGGATAGACCGTAATATTGGTAAATATGAGATTAAACAAACAAAAACTGAATTTGGAGAACTCAATATTGATTTATGTTTAAGAATGGTATTTAAACATTTATACAAAAATTTTGATTTATCGGCATTTGGTAATTGGAATGCGGAATCAACTATGATTTATGATATTTTATATAATACTGCTAAAGGTGTTAATAAATCTAAAGCTGACTTTGTACTAAACGTAATTATTAGAATTGTAAATATGGAATTTTTTAATGCTAATTATGATAATTTGTTTAATACTAAACACAGATCTCTACCATCTAGCATGCCATTTAAACAACTAGCATTAGAATTATCATTAGTTGTAGATATTTTAAAGGATAAAAATAAAAGTTTTAATGCTACTGAATTATATCGTGAATGTAATAATCTTGGTGAATATGCTTTTAAATTAAGAGAAGAACTAATAAAAATCATCAAGGACAAAATCAATCCTGAATTTTATTCAACTACTGTACATAGAACAGCTTCACTTGAAGTTTTAAAGTCTATAATTAATCTATTAAATTATGAACTAATTCATTTAGATTTAACTATGGATTATACACCTGATGATCTAAAGAGCGTATTTAATAAAAATATAACTCTAATAAATCAATTTCTTAATAAAGATATAACTGAAGAATGTGAAAAATTTAAAATGTTATTAGCTGGTAAAGATGTAAATAAATATGAAGCTTCTAAAGAAATTAGATTTGTGGCTGAAAAATATTTATCTTAATATTTTATAGGATGAAATTAAAATGGTAAACTTTTCCGATGTAGCAAATAGAGATATCTTCAAATGTAGTGTAAAATTAGCAAATATCTTAGATATAACTCCAGAGTATGCTAAAGTTTCTCTAGGGTTACTTACTAAAAATTATCTAATCAGAGAAAAGATAAGAGAAGTATATTTAGGGATCAAACCAAATAATTTGTATGATAACTTTGAATAACCATATTGATTACTAAATATAACAAATTGACCCATGGGAATAACACCCATGGGTCTTTTATTTTTTTTTGTAAAACTCTACTTTCTTACTAATATATTATTAAGGTGAATATATGATGAGATATTTATTTGTTTTATTCAGGAGGAATAGTATGTTACATGTATATGTAGTTGAGGCCTCTGGATGGGCCGATGGACAATTTATACACATAGCGTCAGATTATCATCAGTCTATAGAAGACTGCTATGATGATCTATTAGATGCACCACAAGGCCTATGTTTTGAAGAATTCTATTATTAGGAGGAAATATGGGATTATTTAAATATTGGAATAGTGTTGGCTCATTAGCTGATATAGAGGATTATGTTAAAACGTACGAAAACAATGAATGGAATTGCGAACCAATTCCATATAAAGCTGATGAGTATGGCCTCATCAGCAACAGACATAAAATGCCTGTTAAGAATTTTATATTTAGTGAGATTCTATTTGGTCATAATTCGTATAGTCAAATGGAGAAGATTGCAATTAATAAATTAAAGCAACAAAAGACATCTGACAATATCATCATATATGTTACTGGATATACTCCGGCTGTAGTAGCTGCTATAAATGCAGCTAAGGATGTTGGATATAACCAGATCGTTCTAAAACATTTTGACAAGGATACTGGAATGTATCTTTGCCAATGGGTATACTAGGAGGGAGTGTACATGAAAAAGGATATTATTATAATATTAATAATGATAATTATATCAATACCTGGTATAATTATAACTCTAGCAAAGCTAAAATTGGCTTTGCTATTTTTACAATAAATCAATAAAAGGAGAAATTAAAAAAATGAAAAAATATATAAATACAAAAAATATCATAGCCGTAATTGCTATTCTTATAGCAATTGTTGGTGGTGCAGTATATGCACTTTATGCACCTAAGGCTGATGCAGATACAACTGCATCTGTAGAGAAGAGAATTGAGGCTCAGCAAAAAATTGAAGCAGAGGCTGTCAAAAACCAAATTAAGAAAGCTTCAAGTGAAAAGAAGATTCATGCAAGTGAATCTACGATTCATGTTGGAAGTCCAACTTCTAACAATACGCAATTTGGCCGTACGCTAAATGCGTATTGTTCTATCCCAGTACAGAATGATTCTGACTGGGCAGTACTTGTCACTGTTAAATTTACAGTGACAGTGTATGACTCTGCGTGGAAGAGACAAATCACGCATGAGGAAGTTGTGCAAAAAGCCATTAGGGCACACACTTCAGATGTAGTTGAATTCAAGAAGTCTTACCCTACAGCAGAGTTCGTATCCGGTAGATACGATATTCTCACTGTAAAAGAGATATTTGGTAAGGGGGTTAATTAAAATATGCCAGACTTTGGTACAATACTAGCTATCGCTTGTATTACAATGATAGCACTAATAATTCTATCTATTGATAGATAGTTTAATAAGTGGAGATGGGATAAATTCCCATCTCCTTACTTATATTTTTTTCGCCATTTTGAACACTCTATTAAATTAAAGGAGGTTTAATATGACTAAAGAACGAGCTAAGGCAGAAGAATTAATCTATAAGGTTATGGATGCTTTAGATAAAACTGGTAGTATGTCAAGATACTATGCTGAAAAATTTAAACCTATGGACGATAAAGAATTTCTAAAATATATTTCTAAGAAATTCCCATATAGATTTCAAACCCGTATATTCAAAATAGAGCCAACTTTCGTTGAAATAGAAAAAGCCGCTAAGGTACTTGGAGTACCATTAATGGAAAAAGTATCTACACCAGATCTCTATAAAAATAAAGATGGAGTTCCTGTAAGTACTAAAGAAGCATTAGTTGTATATATTCATTTAAAGAAAATGAAACAGTTCTTGACTAAGAAGAACTCTATCTCTACTAATATTGCATCTAGAGATAATAAAACAGGTAGACTTGTAGGCCATGATAAAAATGGTGCTACATCTGACCGTGAAATGGAATCTCTAGTAGTATCTGGTATGGATAATACAATTCAAGAACTTTCTAGAGCTCGTGCTGACTCCCCAGAGGCTAAGCAAGCTATGTATAATACAATCTCAGCTCTAGGAACAGTTTCATTAAAAGATATTCCTGAAAGTAAAACAGATGTACTTTCTAAGAATATGATGAATGTCTATATGTTAGGATCACATATCAATACTAATTTAATTAATATTGATAATATGACTCCTCAAACTATAGCAAATAAGCGTATCTCGAGACGCAACTAAACTATTCATAAGCATTTTAGATGCAACTAACAAAAGAATACCCCATAGGAGTTCAACTCCTATGGGGATATTTTTATTCATTTTAGACTACGGTATCGGCTACCCATAACTAGATGGGTAACCTAAGACCGCAGTCTCTTATAATTATTATTGAAAGGAGGTAAAATATGAATTAACCAAATTTTACGTCTAAATATACAGTAACTGCATATTTTTACTATAATGTTTATATTATAATTAATTATATATTATAAATTTGTTAACATATGCCGAAATATGTTAATAATTAATAACCAATGTCAAACATTAGGGTAAAATTAAAAATTTCTTATATTATATGGAGGAAATATATAATGGATAAGAAAATCGGAGTAATTCATGAAATTGGAGACATGGGTCTTGGTTTCGAAGAATTAACAGAAAAAGATCAAAAGGCTCTTAATGAACAAGTTAAAAAAGAGCAAGATGAAAAATCGCAAAAATAATTTTATTTGATTATTTTATGAGTGCGATGGTGGTCAATCCCCATCGCACATTCTTTTTGTAAAAATTCCATATTACTAGGCAGTGGTAATATGTTTATGCAATAAAATATATAATAGAAAGGATGTCTTAGAACAAAATCCTGTGTGGATCCTATAATATTAAGGAGCTGATGAAAATGAATTCCACATCAAAACCGATGCGAGCTCTAAAGAGCACGTCAAAGGGTATGAGAAGAATGAAATTTGCATTACTCACAATGCTTATTTGTCTTATATCCATCGTTCCAGTATTTGCACTTAAAGCAGATAGCGACGAACAAAAACAGAAAGAAGAAGAACGTCAAAATACAATAGTGCAAGAGATGGCAGATAATATAGTGACAAATCATAGAGAATATGATCAAAGAATCACTAGAATTATTTTAAAAGATTGGTTTAAATACAAGTTCGATGCAGTAGAAGATTCTTATGAAAACTACTATAAAACTATGGAAGAAAAAAATAAAACCAAATCTGAATTAGAAAAAGTTAGACTAGAAATCAAAGCTAAAGCTGAAAAAGATGCTGCTGAAGTTAAAGCACGTGAAGATGCATTAGCTGCAGAGCAAGCTAGAGCTAACGAAATTAGAAACAATTCTCGTTATTCAGTAGACCGTTATTCCGATCTATCCAATCAACACGCAGTTATTTCAGTTGATGACATGAATAATATTATTTCTCATTGGGAGAAATATAATGGTGGATCTCCATTCAATGGACATGGAGATATCTTTATCCAAGCATCTCAAGCTTCCGGTTTAGACCCAATTTATATCTTTGCTCATGCTAGCTGGGAATCTAATTGGGGTAAATCTTATTTAGCTAGAGATCGTGGTAATTATTTTGGTATTAATGCAGTAGATGTAAATCCTAATGCGGCTCATCATATGGGCTCTACAATGGCTGATGGCATCGTAAATGGTGCAGTTTGGATTAGCCAACATTATTACAGTGAAGGTGCTACAAGTCTAAATGGTATGATTTATGGCCATAAGCGTTATGCTAGTGCCGCTGATAAATGGATTAATGGCATTAATTCTATCATGAGTGAATCTTATAGTGTATTAAGACAATCTCGTGGAATGTAAATAATAATAGAATTTACAACAAATATATAAACTTAGAGTATTGGGATGGGCATTTGTCCATCCCTTTTATTTTTTGTCTAAGGAGGATTATAATGAAAGCTAAATTAATTGGTATTGGGGCCGCTGGTAATAAAGCCGCAATGCAAGCAATTGAGAATGGCGTATTTAATCGAGAAGACGTACTTCTGATTAATACTACTCGAAAAGACATGAAAGATAATTACGATGATATCAATGTAATCATCGGAAGTGGTATGGGTGGCTGTGGTAAAGAACGTAACCGTGCTAAAAATATTACTATTGATTCTTTAAAATCTGAAAAATTAAAAATTGATCAATTCCCAGGTGCAGATGATGATGCAATTGTTATTGTATCTTCCTCTGAAGGCGGTACAGGCTGTGGATCTTCTACTATTTTAGCAAAATATATCCGTGAAGTATTAAATCTAAATGTACATCTTGTAGTATTTACAGGATTTGAAGATGATGCTCGCGGTTTGCAAAATACAGTAGAATATTTCCAAGAGCTTCAAGATAACTACACTGTTGAAGCTATTAGTAATAAAAAATTCTTATCTACTAGTAAGAATAAACAAGAAGCGGAGCATAAAGCTAATTTAGAATTCTGTGATCGTATGCGTGTATATCTTGGTTTAGATTTAGTTGATTCTAATCAAAATATTGATGAAACTGATTTATATAAGATTGCTACCACTCCAGGATTTATGACTATCGAAATGGCTAAATTTGATGGTATCAAGAAACAATCTGACTTTGATCGTGTATTTGAAGAAATGATTTACGATACAAAGAGCCTAGATTATTCTAATACTGCAAGACGTATTGGTGTATTTATGTATGCATCTGAACGTAGTCAAAATGTTGGGTTTGACAACAAGAAAATTCGTGAAGAACTAGGTGAACCATTTGAATTCTTTACACATATTCAAACAGTTCCAGCAGGTCAAGAACGAGTTTGCATTATGGCATCTGGTATTAAACTTCCCGTAGAAGAAGTTGAAAAGATCTATAATGAATATAAAGAAAGAACTGCAACTGTAGATAAACAAAAAGATAGTTTCTTCGATAAGATCGGTTCTATGGGTATGGAAGAAGATGATAGCATGTTTAATCTTAAAGATGCATCTTCTAAGAACCCTACAACTGACAGAAAAACTAATTTCTTTGACACAGTTGAAGATAAGAGTGTGGTTACTATCAAAGTTGGTAAGAAAAGTAAGAAAGATGATTTCTTCGATAATTATTAATAATCTTATTAACGTGAAAGGATAATTCTATGGGATTATTTGATAAATATACAACTAAACCAAAAGCTCCAAAGACTAATTCAGTTAGTTTGAAGAAAACTCTAACAACTATAAGAACTGAATTGACTAAATTGGATTGGAATAGTAGAGAAGCAGTATATGAATTCTTTGAGAATAATCTCATGGATTCTATATACTATCTTGGTACAAATGAAGATCTATATAAGAACTTTGGTATTCGTGGGGAAATATACATTACTATCGATGCAGTATTAACTCAAAATCCAAATATAGTTCTTCCAAAGAATATTGTAATTCATTTGAATGATTGCATGTTTGGATTCTTATTTTCTGTTGACCCAGTTTACTTTGGGCCAATCTATACAAAAACTAAAGAATCTATCATAAATATTTCTAAGCTTATAAATAAATCCACATATGAAAGATTAGATTTTGTAGATTGCTGTAGTAATGAACAACTATTAGACTATCTTCCAATTTGTAGAAATTCTAGCTTAGAAGAAGCAATAAACATTCAACGTACTAATATCATTATAATGACATCTCTGAATCCTAGATTAACTTCAGAAGAAGATATTAAGGATTTATATGGGGAGCTCTTCTATGAAAATTGGGAAGAGTTATTCCTTAATTCTATGACTGAAGTATATCCATCTAATATCAAAGAAGATGATGGTTGGATGTATGATATGATGACAAATGCATTGTTAGAAATGCTTAACGAAAAACCAATGTCTGAAATTAAGAGCATTCTTATTAAGTATTCTGAAAAATGCTTAAAGATGCAATTAACTAAGGTTGGTGTACGGTGCTCATTATTTGAACTTTCTTCTGATTATGATAAAATTGTTTATATTGCAGAAGAATTACGCGACCAGGGGATGTATATCATTTAATATAAATATACCCAAGGAGATTCAATCTCCTTGGGTTATTCTTTTTATTTTTTATAAACTTCTGAACTTATTAATAACTAAAAAAGTATTAATACGCAAAGGAGTATTACTATGGGCTTATTAATTCAACGTGTTGCAGAAGTATCTGGATATAGTCCAGAACAAGGCTTATATGATGTTGCATATCCAACAGGATTCTTGAATTTTGACCATTTGAATGGTTATAATTTGAATACATTTAATGATAAAGGTGAATTAGTTCCAACTAAACATATTGGGTTATTAGATGGGTCTTATAATCTATTGATTGGTAGATCTGGTTCTGGTAAATCTACATTTGCAGTCCAAGCTGGTGCAAATATTATCTCTCAATTTGAGGATGCAGAAATGATGATTCAGTCCATGGAAGGTGGTATTACAGTACCACGTTTAGAAACATTGACTGGTTATGTTGGGAATGAATTATTTAATAGAATCTCTATTAAGAATAGCGGTATTACTGCTGAGTCCATCTATGATGATATTTATAGCATCTATGAAACTAAAATTAAAAATAAGGAAAAATTCTTATATGATACTGGTATGAGAGATTCTACTGGCAATCCTATTATGAAATTTACTCCAACAGTTATGGTTATTGACTCTATTGCATTATTGGCACCAGAACGTATTGCAGATAAAGGTGAATTATCAGGTCAAATGGCGGCTACTGCAATGGCAAAAGCTAATACTGCATTACTTAAAGGTGTAATGCAATTAATCAAAGCTACAAATATCATTCTTCTAGTAATCAATCATATTACTGAAAAGATTGAAGCAAATCCAATGATGCATACTAAAGGTGCATTGATTTATCTTAAACAAGGTGAATCTTTACCTGGTGGCAAAGCTGTTACATATTTAGCTAATAATATTATTCGTTTTGATGATAGCAAACTCAAAGAAGAGACATTCGGATTTAGTGGGGCACAAGTAGATATTTCTCTTGGTAAATCTCGTACAAATAAAGCTGGTAAATCTACACCATTAATCTTCTCTCAAGAAAATGGTTTTGACTCTTTATACTCTTTGATGGTTATGCTTAAAGATGCAGGTGTAATTGCAACTAAAGGTGCATACTTAGCATTAGATGGTTATGAACCTAAATTTAGAACTCGTGACTTCAAGCAATTATTCATTGATGATGAAGAATTTAGAAAGGCATTTGTTAAAGCGGCTAATACTGAATTGGAAAAATTGCTTACTCCAATTCCTACTGGCGGTCAAGCTACGAATGCATCTATTACAAAAGATCTAATTGCTACATTCAAAGCATTGGAAGATTAATTAATACAGTGATTATATATTATAGATCAGATATAGCGGAAGAGTTGTTAAAACTCTTCCGTATTAATTTTTGTAAGTGTTTAAGAAAGGAAGAAAAAGATGGCTGGAAGTCTCAATCTAGAAGATAGAATAA